GTGGAATCGGTTAATTGTGGTTTGGTCTGAACGTTTTGCGTTAACGCTTGCAACTCTGCGTCAAAAGACGCAATCAAAGATTCTGCGTTAGACCCAATATTAGAATCAATAAATTCTGTCGCAGCAGTAAACAACGACAGAAAAAACATATACCAAGCGCGATCTATCAGCCCCGTTCTTGGGTCAATAATTGGGACCCGTGGCGGCGTGATCGGAGTGATCTTGGCATTCTGGCTAGGCATTTGTGCCGCTCAAAATAAGTTCTGCGCCCATGATCACCGTCTTGACCGGATCGGTTCCGGAAAGTTCGTATACTCGATCACGGAGTTTAAGCGTCATGCCCAAACGCCGCCAAAACACTCGTTGTTGGTAATTGCCAATCTTGCCAACTGGCGACCAGTGTTCATTTGACCAAGTGTGACCCGCGTCATCAGACCACCGCAACATAACCTGTGGGTCAGACCCCTGCCCAAGATTTAACCCAACACCAGACTCACAATCTAGTTGCAACGTATGATGCGCCGTGCGCTTTAGGTTGTTTTGACCAGTTGGAAGCGCACGCCAAGAGCGCAACCACCTTTGTATTTGCCCGTTGTCGGCGTATACATCTAGGTCAAAAGCGTACAAATTGCCGTTGGCATAATCGCCAACAACCACTTGATTGTTAAACGCCATCTGGCAGTTACTTCGATGTCGGGTAAATGAACTGCCAGACCAACCAGCACGCTCATGCCAAGCCTCTGTAGCGGCATCGTAAACCCAAGTGGCGTTGCCCGTTGGGAACGTCAACACGTAAAAAGAATGACCGCCTTGCTGGTACGTATAGGCAATCGCGTCAGAGATGTCGCCATACTGCTGAATCTGCCACTCAATCGCATGGGTTGAGATACGCTGGCCGGTGTAGCCGTTGGCGCGATAAACGATGCCTTGGCCGCGACGGTCACGCCCAAGCCAGAACATCCCGTTGTCCATCTTGGCAACAGAATATGGTGCGGCGCAACCCAGCTCGTTAAACGCACCTTGAATGCGTTGCAAAGGAAAATCCGTAACGCCAGAGTCGTACCAGACTTCAATTGAGTTAGTGCCAAACGCCCAGACTTCGCGGAAGTTTGCCGCTACCGCAACCAATCCATCTGGCGAGCCTTCTGTGCTGGCAAACTCAAGCGGGTCAATAGATGTACCATCCAGCAAGGCGGTAATCCATATTTTTTGGCTATTGGGTTCGTTGAACACAAAGTAGCCGTCTAGATAACAAACGGTTACAGCGCCAGGGAAGTCTGGATCGGTGATCTGACCAAACGCCCCCGTGGTGTTGTTGTAGATGTAGCTTGGCCCGTTAGCCGCGATAAACAACTGCGTACCATTGTCAGACATACTGACTGGGCCAGAACCAGCTACAGTCCCCAAAAGCGTTGATGTGTAGGAGTTATCAATCTTGTACAACTCCGTGCCAGACACAACAAATGCAACGCCGTCTTGAGGCGAGAACGCCCACAAGCCCCTGATTGGCCCGTTGCCAATCGTTGCCAAAAACTTGAGTCCTGGCGCTCTGTTTAAGAACGCTGGTTCTTTACCTGCTTCGGGCACAATTTCTGGGAACAAATTCACCATTCTGTTGTCGGCGGCGTTAACCGACCGAGCAACATACGCCGATCCCAGAATCGGGGACTTCATCAATAGTTGCCGGCAAAAACGTTGAACCGCTGGCGTGTCGCAACCAGCGAGTAAGGCATCGACATAATGTCGTCAGGATTGTTGATACGCTTCAGATTGCGTTTGCTAGTCATGGCGATACGCTGCACCTGCGGCGATGGTTCCACGCCAAACTCAGGAGCAATTTCCATAGCCAGATTGTAGGTGAACGCCCGCAAATATCCTGGCGGGAAAGCCAACGTAGTAGCCAGCGTTGCCGGTTGCGTCAACTCATCAACACTAATGAAGTGCCACTCCAAAACCCGCGTAGGCTTGGGGTAGATCGTCATCGTAATGTTGGGATACTCCATGTTTATCCACATAACCTGTGGATAAGTGGAGGTTACGGTTTTGACCGCGATCCCATCGTACTGCTGCTGGTTAATGAATTTGATGCCGTAACTGACGTTGGTTGATGGATCGCGGAAGTACGTCGCATCATCCAGCAGGATTGGACGGTTACCAATAAAGTCACCAGACGGCCCAAGCGTTTGAGTGATGAGCCCAGGCGTCCAAAGGTATGTCTGGTCTTGGGTATTGAATGTTGACAGTTTTTCAGTGTTCCAACTGTCAATCATCTGATTCATTGCCATCAGTGCATCTTGCGACACTGATGCCGATGGCGTTTCACCTTCTGCTAGGACACCCAACAGACGCAGGGCGCGGTTGATTTGATCACCAGCGGAATATGTTGCCATCGTAAACCTCAAGAGGAGGGGCCGAAGCCCCGCCTGTTAGCTTGCGCCGTGGATAATGCAGAAGTTGATGACTACAGCTTCAGAGTATGAAGTTGAACTCAAATTACGCAATGCAATTACAGCAGATCCAGTAGTCAAACTGCAAACATACGTAGTGTATGCCGCAGCGGTGCTACCAGTAGTAACGCTAGAAATACAAACAATAATTGTATCGTTGGCAGAGATCAGGTTGTTGGTCAGCGTAAATGTTGCTACTGCGCCACCAGCCAACGCTGCGTTGTTCATTGTGATGCGACCAGCAGACTTGTTCAGGGTAACACCCGTGGACTTGTCCGTTGCTTGCGTCACAGTACCTTGGGCTGCTGCGCTATAACCAATTTCTTGGCTTGCGTAACAGGTCGTAAACTCAGGATCGGAATACGCGACCCCAACTGCTTGCGTATTAGGCATAGTAATTCCTTTAAAAAAGGGGAGAGCTTGTGGCCCTCCCCCTTAGTCTTAGGCCAGACGATACACTACGTAAGTGCCGTCACCAGTTTTACGGAAGCGGAACGTTTGGCTGGTAGTAACAGCGATTGCCGTTAGAGCGTTGCCGCCATCGGTCACACCAGTGTTAACAGCCAAAGTCACCGCGCCAGACGAAGTGCCGATGTTTACGATTGCCAAGTCAAACGTGCTGCCGACCGTGGCGTTAGGAACAGCGGTATCAATCGCCGTACCTAGCGGCAACGTGTACGTTGCTGCCGAAGTGCCAGGGTTAGCAACCAGCATCTGGTTGACGATCTGAGCTGCGGTCAAGGTTGCGGTAGCAGTGGCCGTTTGTGGGGCGGCCATAGCGCCCATAACGGTTTCTGCGCGGTTACCGGGACCAACTTGGTAACCACCTGCGCCATTGGGTAAAGCCATGATTATTTCCTTAAATTAAAAAGTTCAACCCCAGACGCGGCAGGCCATCTGTGGACGGATCGTGCTGAAGCCATACAGAACGTCAATACGGCAAGGCAGACGGTCGTTGTTGATGTCGTACTGACGCACAACACGCAACGAAATACCGTTATGAACTGCGCGAGCAGCCATATCAACACCCTGCGGCAGCAACAAGTCAGCCGTAGCAAACGTGATTGCGTCCTTGTGGTAGACCAAGTTCTGTGGGTACTGGGTCGATGCAGTTCCAACCATGGTCACAACAGCCGAAGCCTGCGGGAAGCTGTCAACCGTTGCCAGAGCATTTTCCGACGTGTAAATCGACGGCGAGATGCTCAGAGTAGCGGTAGACGAACCCGTTGCCGCAGCGGTCACAACGAACTGCTGAAGCGAACCAGTTGACTCGCGGGTCTGCGGGTTGACAGCGTAAACGCCAGCAACCGTAAATACATCGCCAACGGTCCAAGTTCTGCTAGAGCCAGTAAACGAAATACCAAGCGTCGATTGTCCCTGAGTCGAAACGGTGTTGGTGACCGTGATCGAAGTACCCCAGTTACCCGTGGTGTGCTGCTTGATCGACTGAGACATATTGATCTCGTCAAACCCAAGAACACCGGTTCCCATCATGCCGTTTTTAAACTGCTTGGAAATCGTGTCCGTAGGATTGAACAGACCTTTCATGCCTTCAACCAGACCAGCGTTAGCAGCGGGATTAACCGTTGCGTAGCGTGGGTCCATGACAGCAGCGGCTTCGTTCAGTTTCTGTTGAGCTTGCAACAGAACCAACGACGAAGCTGGAGTCGTGCCGGGAGTACCAACCGATGCGTAGATGTTCTTGTACGCATTGGCAACGTCAGCGTCAATGCTGGAGGCCAACTGCGAGATACGCGGCTTGAGAACGCGCTCTGCGAAGTCATCCAACTGCATGGTCAGTTCGGCAGAAGTAAAGTTCACGCCGATATGCTTTTGCGAGGCGACAGACAAAGTGGTGTACTGCTCGTTGTCGTCCTGAACTTGCAGGGCGGCACCGTCAGTGACCAAAGCGCGGTCGGGCAGACGAATACGCAGAGTAGAACCGATCTTGGCACCTTCAACA